CAGAAGTTAAAAACAAAAAGGGGAATAAATGAATAAATGTGTTTGTGGAAAAACAATAACCAAATATAATGTTAGGAGTTACAAAGGTTTTTGTTGTAAAAGATTTTATAACTTTTGTAAAAAAAGAGACGGCAAAAAATCTGTTGATGCAGTACAAGCATCAAATGAAAGAGTTAAAAATAAATTAAACAATATTTTTAATTAAAACATCAGATATGGGGTATACTTAGGTATGCCTCATATCATAATCTTGCCTAAAAAGGCTATTGTAGGAGCAAGTTTTTTAAAATAATTAAGGAAAACTATGATTAAAAAAGA